ATATCTACAAATACGACCATCCGATTCTGGAAATTTTTCTTTCATAAGAATGATATGATTCATATACAATCTCCAAAATTCTTTCTTGTCCATTGATGGATCGGGTCTATGGCCACCATATTTTTCTATACTAGGTTTAAACTTTCTTGCAATGCAGGCCATTATATATCCACGTTCCGAGTTCATGTATGCAAAGTCCATCTCTGCTCTTTTCTGTAATACGTCAGGATGAGTAGGATCTTTGTAAGCCACTATATTTTTTTCTCTAGGCAGATTTTATTTTTTCCTTGGTCCAAGATATCAAAGTCGTAATACTTTAATATATCCCTAATTAGCTGCATATTATATTTAGGATAGTCATCAAAAATATAACGAGTCTTAGGTGCTGCACGATTCGCAAACCAAATACACTCAGTAATTACATCACGAGTCATGTGAGGACCATCGAAGTGTACCAATGCAAATCTCGAGTCCTGGTGGGCCCTGTCACTCATAAATTTAGTATCTGTATCATTATACAAAGTAAACTTACCTTGATTACGATAAGGTTTAAAATCATGAAGCATAGTGTCTCTCATTTGATCTGTATAATCACAAGTATATTTACCCGTGTCATCGTAGTGTTGATACTCTAGATTACCATAAGGATCGATACCAATATGAATGTAATTATTTTTTACATTATCCATAATAATTTTAGATCCCATACCTTCACGTACACCTATCTCAACTGACGCGAAACCATCACAATCAAAGTCCTTGGTCCATCGTTCTAATAACTCGTAGTCTGTGCTATCTCCTTTAATCATTATTCTGTTCCTTTTAATCTTTCCAAAGCTTGTTTATACGTCTCCATTATTTTTTCATGTTCACGAAAATATTTTTCAATGTCAGAATAACGCCATTGTTGTTTCTTCAAAATAACATCAAGAGATTCGATAGCTGCCTCTGAAGCATGGTTTAATACGTTATAGCTAAAGTTTGTTGCGATATCTTCCATTCTTTTAGGAAGTTGTTTCTCGGTCATACCTAAACGTAGTCCCATTAAACTTAAATTTTCTTTAACTTCATTTAATGACTTTCTACCAAAGTTAGGCATTCTAAGTAGTTCGCCTTCAGTTTTTAAGACAAGATCTCTTATTGTTGTTATATCAGGAGCATGACATAAAAAGGCGTTGTATGCTCTGACATTCATTTCTAGTTCTGTTATTTTTTGTTCTATTGGTTCCATTAGTTTCCTTTCACATATAGTTTAGATCGAAGTGATCTAATTTCTTCGGTTAGTTTTTCATTATGTTTGTGTAGTTTATCATTCCTAAACTCTAGAATTTCTATTCGTTTAGTAAGATCTGCAGGACCCCGGTCATCAACCGGAGTCTTATTCTTTTTTTCCATTTCTAGTTTTTCAACTAATTCATGGTATTTTTTTATATCTTCTTCACTCATCATATTTGGTATTTCATCAACGCATTAAATTTTTTAAGTTGATGCTCCGAAATATCTTGTAAAGCTTTGGTTTGGTTATAAATCTCACGAGCCTCTAAAAGTTTGTTCGTATTTTCTTTGTCAAAATTTTTAGCCTTGTTTTGACTTATAACCTCCAAATGTTCTTCTCTAAGTTCCGTCACGATGCTTTTTTTGTTTCTGCCTCATCAGTTAAGAGTAAAGGTTGTTTCGTAAAGTCAAAGGCATCATCTGCATTAATTAAAATTTGAATGCTATTATCAGAGTCTTCTGATTCTAACATTTCTGATGCTACTTTAAACTTCATAGCTTCTTCGTAACTTTCCGCTTCTTTAATTACACTTACACAATCATTTGCATGCCTAAAGTGTATTCTTTTTACTACAGTATATTTCATACTTTCTCCTGTATTGGTTTATTTAAGTTTGCCATTTAAACGTTTGGCTTCTTTGTTTACTAGAATAGTTACCACCTGCGCTCTCGATACTTCGGGATCATCAGGTACTAACACTTTTCTAATTTTGTCAATCTTCGCATACGTCTCTTTTTTAATAGAGATGTTTTTGTATTTGCTAAAATCAGTCATCTGTTATATCCTTTCATTTTTAATATAAGGATATCCTACAAAATATTGTTCTTTGTGTCAATAATTATCTTAAATAATTTTATCGGGTTTGCATGAAAATTTAGTATAGGCTTTTATACTATTTGTCCATTCTGGGTCAAAACTTGTGATTAGTTTATGTGAGTAATCATAGCCATAAACGATACAACTATTATAATCTTCAAATAATACTTGAGGAGTGGGTATAATTTTACACCGATCAGCTGCAAATTCACTGCATAAAACCATCAACAAAACTACTTTAATCACTACCCTTGGCCTTTGTAGCGCTTAGTATTTTTTTGACGTTTTTCATTTTTGTTTAATGATTTCTTGTGTTGACGAGGCCCTCTTTTCTTAGGCTTATCTCGAACTACAAAGTCTTTAAATTTTCTAGCCATTATTTTATATAGTTATCTTTTATCCATTTTTTATCAGACTCATCTAATTTTAAATATCTGATAGAGCCATTGATATGCTGCTTTGTATCATGACCACAATTAGTACATCTATAAAATTCTGTAACAATAGCAACTAAAATACTTTCTTCGTTACACTCTTCACAAATACCGCAGACAGTATCTATTTTATGAAAGACTTTAAATTTATCCAACGACTTTACCATCCTTCCATTCCATATCAGGAAGACCTTCAGTGTATTTTTTGCCGTCAAAAGTTAATACTTGTTTTCTGTTTGCACCAGATTCGTGATAGCTTATGTGGACCCACCCACCTGCAGGATCTTCGGGATCAAAATACTCCATGATGAGCTGATCAAAATCGACGTTATTTTGTAGCCAGTAAGCTGTCTGAATGTTGGGCACACCAAATATTTCTAGGTCAACCGCCTGGCCCTTCGCATGTTGCGATGTCTTTTTGCTGCCGATTGCTTCACACAGCGCCTCGCTTCGGTAGCCGCTGGTAATCGTAACTGGCTTGTCAAAGTGTGCACGTAGCGGTTCAAGAACTTCATAACATAAGTCACCTAAACTTTTAATCTCTCCAGCGCCTGGAGTATTGTCAATACCTTTCCGCGTCGCTGTCATCGACTTGATCATCTCTTTAAGAGTGAAGTGTTTACTCAACTGCATAATTTTTCTCCTATTCTAATATTAACTTTTTTATCGACAAAGATCCATCAATGTTTGACTCAAGTTCAGCCATAGATTTTATACATTGATACTTGACATGTCCTTCAGGTTTTGTTCCACGCTTTGCAATCCTCTTACCTTTTAAACAATCAGACATAGACGGTTGTATACGTGCTTCCTTGATCTCTCCTTGTACAATCATAAGTAATGCTACCACTAACTCTGTCATTAATGGGCTCCATTACCATTGGCTCTTACTTTATCTTTTAAATCTTCAATATCTTTTAATGCTTTTTCTAATTGATCTCTTAAAAATTCTATATTAACTTTGTTAGTCATGTTCATCTCTTGAGTCTCTTCCATCTTCTCTACAGACTTGTACAAATCTTCGAGTAAAAAATGTTGCTCCTGGTCCACGGGGACTTGTTCACTTTTTTTAAGTAAATCATTTTCAAACAACTCACGTGAAGTCTCTAACGATACCAACCTCGAGGTCAGCTCCGTATATCCGAGCACGCCCATCGCGACGAGCACGATCAGCGATGCTACCGTCTTCATCGGCATCTGCACGCGTGCCTCTTCTCCGATGTTTAATGGTTTGTTGCTCATTTAGGTACGTACCCTGGCTCTACAAAGAAAGCCATTAGAATTAATAATATAATTAATATTCCTGTAAAATAATAATTCATTCCTTTGATGCTCCATAATTATCTTGTCCAAAAAAGTAATCTTTTTAAAAATTGTTTTATTTTTTTAATTATGTTTATTTTTTCTTGTGTTATTTCCCAAACACAATCACAAAAAGAACATTGTGCAATTCCTCTATGTCTATGTCCACAATCTATACATATACCATTATTAATCATTTTTTTTCTCCTCAATCTCATAAAAGAAATTGTCTGTGTCTTCTGTTTTCCATTTACCCGTGTCCTCTACGTTCCATTCGTTCGTTTGAACTTTCCAATCAGGAATGTTGTCCTTAACTGTAAATGAAGGTAGGTCCCAAATACATCTATTGTTTGGTTGGGCTGCATAGTTGCCATCGTCTAAAGCAATTATGTGAGCGCACTTATGTTCGTGCGGTATTTCCGAATGATCGGTATCAACTATATTACTATCTGGGTGAGCCCAGTCAATAGTAAATAAATAACTACCGTGGTGCCATTTTTTATCTTTACCAATGTACTTTCCTGAAGCTGCGCTTAAAATAGACCAATGAGTAACAGCAGGATAATAACTAAAAGAATTCCAAAGTTCCAATTCATCAAGTCTCGGGGATGGAACAGACTCGGGTTCATAACCACGTTGAATAAAAGCCGTAATTGGGAGACGATAAAAGATTGCACCATTTTCCATAAGCGCATGCCATAAGATAGCACGACCTCCCATAGAGGTAATACCAAAGATAATACAGTCTTCAACTTCTCCGTGATGTTTTTTACAGTCATATAAATACTCCCTTCGTATTTGTGCATATGTTGGTGGTATGTTTGCATTTAAATAAGCCATAATCAACCATTAATATCCCCCCAAGTGTTTGCTAATTCGCAGTCTACTTTGTTGGGGACTTCTAAAGTAACTGCATCCTGCATGATCTCAACAATTTTATCTGCTTGTTCTTGATCCTTTACAGAAATACAAAGTTCATCATGAATTTGTACGTGGGCTACTATACCATTTTTATATAAATCTAACATTGCCTTTTTTGTCATATCAGCTGCACTACCTTGAATTAATTTATTTAAAGATTTGTAAGTAAATGCTCTTCTAATCCCTGGTCCATGTTCCTGTAATGCATCTTCATGAGGTAATGCTTTATGCATACCGAATTGATTGGGCTCCCATAAATGAAACCTACACAATCGTCCCAAGAGAGTTCGAATTTGACCACGCTCTTGGGCACGATTGGAAGCACTATTCATTAACTGCTTAACGAAGGGAACTTTAGCGTGGTATTGATCGAACAATTCTGCTGCTTTGTCTTTTGATACACCAAGTTCGGCCTGAAGTTTCGCTTTACCCATACCATAAAATAATCCAAGGTTAATTACCTTGGCCTGTGATCTTGGAATCTTTGCCATGTCTGCTACAACCTGGTGAAAGTCTGTTGAAGTATCATTTTCATAATTATCTATTACATCATTAACTGATGGAAATTTATGTAAAGCTGCATAATGCACTACCAACCTAGGCTCTTGCTGAGAATAGTCAAAACTACCCCATCTATGGCCTTTCTCGGGTATAAATATGGACCTAATTAAAGGTCCAAGATCCTTATTTCTAGCTGGAAGCTGCTGTAAATTCGGGTTTGAATAACTGAATCTGCCTGTTACAGTTCCGCCTTGATCGGATCGTATTTGATTTATATCAGCATGGATACGACCTTTATGTTCATGTTTAATTATGGTATCTATAAACGTAGTATGAGCCTTATTAGTTTCCCTAGCCTTAGCAATCATTCTAACCACAGGATGTTCATGATTAGAAATAAAATTTTTAGTAAAGGATGGTGCCTGTGATTTTGCAGTTCTTTCGTATGGTAAACCAAGTTTATCAAAAACTTTGGCAACACTTCTTGCAGCCATTAATTGAACATCTATTCCTGTTTCTTTTTTTATTTGGTGGAGTAATGTTTCTTCTTGTGATGTTAATTGTTGCTTCAATTTATGAGCTCTTTCAACGTCCACTCTCACCCCAAGAAATCTCATGTCTACCAGACAAGGAAACAGATCTGTCTCGAGTTCAAAAATAGATTCAACATCTTGGTGTAGTAATTCTTTTTTAAATATTTGCCAAAGCTCTAATGTAAGCTCTGCATCTTTTTCCGCGTAAGATCCAACATACATTGCTGGCAGTTGCCACATATCTGCTTTAGGATCTAATCCTCTAGACTTTGCTTCTTCATTCAATGCTGATTCGTTTTTACCATGACCTAAGTAATCCCAAGACAAACTATTTAAATCAAATCTAAATCTGTTCTCATCAATCAGTGATGCTGCAATCATAGTGTCTACTATCTGTCCATTAATCTTAAGACCCATAGATCTAATCCAACAGACATCATACATTGCATTGTGAAATATTTTTATAGCATCAGACTCACAAATGTCTTTAAACCACTCTAAAGTTTTTTTACGATCCATGTTTGGCCCGGATCCGTGAGCAATTGGAAAATAAAATTTTCTACCAGGTACAGCAACCGCAATACCAACTACTTCACCATTACCAATGATAGCACCACTACCTTTAGATTTTAAATCAGGATCTCTTGTCTCTAAGTCAATTGCAATCTCGTCGTATTTTCTTAGATCCGGATACTCTTCGGGTTCATTCCATTCTGTCTGTGCTTCAAATAGAGGTACCTTCATTTTTTTACCTCGTATATATATTTATTTTCTACTATCTTATTTAATCTATCTTTATTACTGAATGCAAATAAAGCTGCGCTATAATCATGGGGAAATATTTCCCATCCAATTTTATCTTTAAACCCTAGATAAATTTCTAAGTTAAACTTGTTTTTAGCAACTTCAATTGTTTTTTTGATAGTTGATTTTGCCATTACTTTTTCTTTTTTAGATCATTAATTTTTAACATCTCTAACTGACAATAGTGTATTATCTTTTTAATATCTTCTATTCCACCTTTTCGTTGATAACGACAAACGTACTTAATAACGTTGCCCTGAAAAAATGATAAATCATTTTTAGAAATAAACTCATAAGGTTGAATAAGAAACTTTGTGTAGTGATTCCCGCCTACTTGAGTGTATTGTGGAAATGATTCTTTAAATATATCTTTATCTGTCATAGTTGATATCCCTTTCGTTCTATTTTTGCTCTCATTAAATATAAATTTCTTTTTGCTCTCGTGCAACCTACATACCATACTCTGTGCTCTTCGTCACGCTTTATTATACTTTTCGTTGTAGCTTCTCTTATTTTTTTAGCATTATCTAATACTAAAATTACGTTTTCACATTCACCACCTTTTGCAGCATGAATAGTAGATACTTTGATTCGTGCTTCATCATTTAATTTTTCTTTATTTGATAGCATTAATCTTATGTAAATTTTATCTTCTGCGGAGGCGTTGTCAAAACATTCAAACCATTTTAAATTATAATTCATTCTATCTTTTATAAGTTCTCTATTTCCTAAATATTCTATTATATCTGCCCTGGCTGTGTCAGTTATTGTTTCACCATTTAACCATTTATTGTGATTAACAATTGCTTTGTAAAGTTTAGTGTTGTAACTTTTTTGATGTCTGTTTTCATAGTACAAACCTTTTACTTTTAAAAGATCACATACTTCTTTTGCCCTAGATAAAGTTCGAGTTAGTATTAACCAGTTGTCCTGGTGAAGATCTACATTTTCTAAACTATTGATTTTACTACACAATCCTTCTTCATCTCTCGGTAAATAATTTTTAGTTGCTCTAAGTCCTGCAATTCGTGCGGTAATAATTTCTGAT